GCCTAGTAATTCAGCTCTTGATCTGATTGCAGCGTCATGGTCAATGTTATCCATAACCTCTGGAGCGATTTGTGCAAGATTAGCAGCCATCTCATATAGTCTTTCTACTGCTGTAGCCTCTTCCATTCTCTGAGAACGGGCTAGAGGACCAACGTATTCAATATCAATATCAATACCATCTAACGATCCTGGTGCAGGTGCAAACATTTCATTACGTTGCATGATAGCGAAACATCTTTCGATAAGCGGATTCAAGAACTCTGTCTGGAATCTACCAAGTGTAGGACCTAATAGACGTTGCATTAATTCATAACGAACCTGAACCTCTGTAGCTGTCATTTGTGGACCACTCTGTAACTCTAACTGATCTGAATAGAATGCTTGTTTAATAGCACCACGTAATTCAGTCTCTTTCATATCGGATACATCAAATCTTGCACCAGTATTAAGAGGTTTGATTGCGCCATCTCTACGAACAACAGTAATACCTGCTGGTGTAGTCTTAACTCTACCGATTACACCGTCATCTTCTACTAGAAGTGGTGGATCAATAGCTTTAGCCCATGCTTTAAGACCTAACTCTACTGCTTTATTCAGAGTTTTGATGTCTGGTAGAGCGTTGTAAGCAGGTGAACGACCGTATTCTTCGCCAGAAGCCTTAGACCATCTAGTTACAAGGTATGGCATTTCGTTATAACCACCTTCTTGTACTACGTTCTTATCTTCTTTACCTATATGAATACTTATAAAAGGTAGTTTAGATTGTTTCTTGCTTTTATACTCTTCTGAAGGCATTACACAATGAATGAATGTAAACTTCTTGTCAGGGTTATTCTCAAATGCTTCTTGCACTTTAGGACCTACTGCATCACCCCACTTCTGTTTGGCTTGTCTAGCAGTGTATTCAAACTTCCTATATAAGGTATCAATCTTGCCTTGATGATTCTCTGAGATGAAATACTCTGAGATATGAAGTGTTCTGAAGTTAAAACCGTTCTCAGCTTCTTCTGTTTCAATACAAGATGTACCAATAGAACAAATATCAAGATAGAACTCATGAACCTCTGTATTGAAGTTAGATGAATTGAATGCTTTGTACATTCTATTACGACAGTCCTCTAACCACACCTGTACTTCTCTACTCTGGTTAAGACTCTCGTCTCTTACACGTAAGTGAAACCATGGCAGTGATGCTGATGTTAAAGTTCCTTGTAATGATGCAGCTAATAATGTGTTCGCATGAATTGCTGACGAATCATATAGCTTCTCGGTACGTTTAGAACCTTTAGCATACTGAACTGTAACCTCTGCTTTACGAGGCATTACATAGTCAAGAATCTCTTGCCAATGAATTTCCCATGTCTGCTTGCCTGACTCTAATCTCTCTAGTCTTTTTAATATTTGTTCGACCATCTCTACACCGCCTTTTTACCTGAGCCAAGTAAAGAACGTGTTTTGACATCTGCTTCGTCTTGAACACCTTCTCCACCTGTTAATAACAGTGAATATCTGCCTGATTGCTTTTTAGCTAATAACTTGCCTTTTTCTTCAGCTAGTGACTTTTCACCCTCTGCCTTTTCTTTCTCACGAGCCTTTGACTCTGCATTGTAATCTACAGGTGCTGGTGGCACGTAAGGTGTTGATTTCTTTCCCATTTTAGTCTCCTAACCATTTACATTCGCGTTCAAGCATACCATATATGTTGGCATCCTTCCCATTTTCTGATATTTCTCGCATTGTCCCTTCGTGAACAAAACCGAGCTTTTTGAGTATTACGTTCGCCCTTTTGTTGTCCGTTTCAGTATATGCGGAAACTCTATGGCATTTAAGTTGTCTGAAAGGGTACTCACACAGAGTGCGTAATATTGATCGAGTTAGACACCCTCTATCTTCAAACGCTGCTGAAAATACAATGTCTTCTACACGATACTCGCTAAAAACAACTCCCCCGACAAGTTCTCCGTCTTTATACATACCAAAGTTGACGCTTGCGCCAAAATTAGTAGCATTTACACGCTTTGCTACCCAGTCTGTAACCTCTTGTCCTGCATTAGGTACGAGAGTTATCATCCTTTAAGCAATGATTCCTTCTTGTCCCAGTAGTCTCTTTCTGCTAATAGTGATGCTTGAGGTGCTTTTTCACCATCTTTTACAGATGCTGATGCTTTTTTAGCTGACTCAATCTTTCTTCGTGTGATTCTGTCTAGCTCTTTTCTATCTACCGCTTCAGTTGTTTCTTCTGCTGGTTGGATAAAAGGAGCTGGTGCGCTTTTCTTGCCCATATTAACTACCTAATAGTGATTTCTTTTCAATATCTGGACTACCCAAAGTACCGCCTGCAGTAAGTACCGTACCGTATCTACCTTTTTTCTTTAAGTTCTTGAATCCAGGATCAATTTCCTTAGCTACCTTTGGCGCTGCTTCCACTTCTGGTGCTAACGCTACCTGTTCAACTTGTTTTGGCAAGTCTGGCTTACCAAACATTAGTCCTGTTGCCGCTCTTACTACTCCACCCATATTATTACTCCTTAAAAAATACTAAATTCACTATCAGCTTGATACTGTCTTTGAGATACTTCATGAATCCTCGCAAGACGAAGAGACATAACCGCATATCTCATTGATGAAATCAAGTCATCTTTAAACGGAACTATTCGACCGTCCTTTCTATGATACATTCTTAACTCCTCGAACAAACCACTTTGTGTTGAAAAAATCTTCAATCTACCTGTTTTCATCCTTTCTAACAAGTCCATTATCCCAGATTCTAGTGAAACTCCACCAGAACCTTCCCTTTGACCAGGAGTAGGAGGGTTTGTGAACCAGCCTCCCCATGATCTACCATTGCCTTTAATCATGTTTACACCTAATTCACGATACTGATCTGCTAATGGAGTGCCTGATCCTTTGTCTGCTTGTCTACCATCTCTGGGCCATACGACTGGTATCCACTTTGGTCTAGCATTAATTGCTGCTGCATGCACTGCTGGCACTTCTTGAGACTGAGAATGTGAGTCATATATATAAGCTATGTCTGCATCTCTATCCCATGCAACCCATATTGCTGTTGTCGGGTGATCCCAACCATAGTCCATGCCACAAATCCTGGGAAAGTGAGAAGGAATCTCAAATGGTTCACACTTAATAGAATCTTCTGGCACTGGAAACACTAAACCTGAGCCAAGAGAAGGAATCCCTTGTTCACGCATCTTCCTTTCATGAGGAGGCAGTGCTGCTAGAATCTGTTCTTTGACATCATCTGTCATGTGAGGTGCATCATCCCAACCAGCTTGTTGCATATACTGGCCAGGTTTTAAATCATTAATAAATTGAGCGATGGTTTCCGTCATTCCACTCTCTGGAGTAAATGTCATATAAACCATTCCACCTTTATCCGCTGTACGAGTTACAGACTGCGAGTAGATTTCTTGTGGTGGCTCTTCATCTAGCCAGATAACATCTAGTGACTCACCCATCCACTTCTCTCTGCCCATCTCATAAGCTTTAAAACCGATCCTCGACCAGCCTCCAGAAACATGCTTTACCATACAAGAGTTATGTGCATTAGGTACACCAGGCTTCCTAGTAGCATCACCGATAAGTTTAAGAGGTATTGCACCTGTACCACGAGAATAAGGATCGTCTGGCTGCCCGAACAATTCTTTCTGGCAAATATCACGAGTAGTTTCATTCGATGCACCACCTGCCCAAGCCCTAATAGGTCTATCCCATCTTCTACCTTTCCACCAGTCAGGGTAGAGACCAGTCAAATGAAATGCTAACTCTGCAGCACCACAAAAAGACTTACCAATACGATTACCAGCCATCAATAGTTTCTGTGACGCTATAGCGTTATGATATTTCTCCTGATATTCATACGGCTTGTAATACTTCAGCTTGTTATGGTCTTTCCTAAATTGCAATTCCTTAGCAATCTTTAATGCTTCTTCAACGTTCATGCTTCTTCCTGTACCAAGAGTTCGGTATGGTATTGAATCTGTTCAGCCAACATTACAATCACATGACTTTCAATATCATCTACCTTCATGCCAGACTTAATCTGACTAGCTAACTTATGAATAGCTCTTAACTTAACTTTACAATCTTCAACCTTGTGCTTCATTACTCTCCTTTTAATAACATTAATAACAAAGTGTTTCCCTACTGTAGACTCGTCACTTATCCCTTATGCAGCAGTATTATTAGATTCTGCTAATATAGCCTCATCTTCTACACTTGTAGAACTTTCTGGGGTCACATCGATGACATTGGCATTTAAAAGACGATCTAACTCTTCCTTCAACTCCTCATCTGACTTCTTATCTAACCCCGATATCTCTATCTGATTGATGGCGTTAAACCCTGCTCTATCAAGCAAATCCTTACAAGCCTGCAGTCTAACACTATCATTACTTGCATTCTTGGCTAAGTCCAAAACCCCTGCAAGCCCTAGTGTAGCGCTATCTGCAATCATTCTAACAGTCTCCTGCTGAATCTTATCAGCAAACTTCCTCTTCAGCTGATAACCCTTTTGCTTTGCAGTATCCTCGCTATATCCTGCTCCAACAGCACACTTAGAAGCGTTGCCTGCCCACTGTGAACCTACGAAAAGCCTTATAAACTCTGCCTGGCGCTCGTTTCTAACTAAATCTGTACTCATCTTGACTGGTCTCCTGTTTACTTAGGTAAATGATAATGTATTTTCCCTCCGCTGTGTGACTACTACCTTATGTATATAGCACGGGTAGCTGTTTGGTGGGCGGGGGGTCTATCTGAACGAGTCAAAAGCTGATGCCATGGCCTTTTATAGCGGTTTTGCTATGATAGGCATACTGCAGGGTTGGCACTAGGGACGTGTGAGAGTGTATGTGCAAC